GCACAGGACCATGCAATAGCATCCAGTTACTACTCGCATCGCAGACTGCGGATTGTGATATTACCGACATTACGGCCGCGCTCGGAATGTTGCAGGCTCAGGGCGTTCAAGTATAAGGTAAAATATGGCATTCGTTACAGAATATCTCGTACAGCAGAACGCCGGTACATTCACCAGTATACTGACCACAGAGTTGAATTCTCTGGCGAATGGTTCCGTCACTCTTGCGTCGGTGAACGGAAATGGAGGCGTATTCAACAACCAATATGGGACATCAGGCGCAGGGCAAATTGGCGGATGGCCGCTAACGACAATCGAGTTACGACTTGCCGCAATTGCGAGTAATCGAACCGCAAACGGGGGTGTTAATGTTTGGCTGCTTCGGTCCCTGGATGGAATCACTTACGAAACTGGCAGCAATACTATTGCGCCAATTCGTAATGTGAACGTGGTACTTGCAACTGACGCCACATCAAATGCGTATACCGTCTCGCAGGATATTGCATTACCTCCTGGTCAATGGAAACCAATCGCACAAAATGAAACTGGTGTGGCGTTTGCTGCGAGTGGCAACGAAATAAATATCGCGCCGTATAGCGATCAAGCCGGTTAATCAATGATCTCCCGCTTTGCGCCAATCCGACGCTATCGACCTATTGATCTGAGAAATCCGATCAACCAGTCCGCCCCCCTCAATCGCGGGCTGGTGGCATGGTGGAGGGTTACGCCGGGGCTTTCGGGGGGAGGAACACAGTTTTACGATCTTCGCGGGATTTGCCCCGGCACGCTGGCGGCGGGTGTTTCCTGGAACAACAAATCGGCGTGGGGTATCGGCAGCCTGTACTTCAACGGAGGCGGAAGCGCATACGTTGCAATGCCGACCGGCGCCGCCGTTGTCTCGGGAAACAACATTACCGTTGCGGCCACGTTCTCGCCCGGCGTATTAACGAGGGGTGACATTTGCACAAGATGGACTGACGGGGTAAGCGACGCCCTACACGAACAGTTTGATCTTCTTTACGGCCTCACCAGCGGCTCACCGCAGTTTTTCGTGTCTGACGGCACGGGGGCCGGTCCTTACAGCAGCGGACCCAGCCTCATTGGGATGTCCGTTGGAAATGTCTATAGAATCGTGGGCACTTTCGATGGAAGTGTGGTGAGTGTGTACGTCAACGGCCGATTAGGGGCTTCGGCGGCGCACGCCATCACGATGTCTACCGGCTCGTCAATATCAATAAGGCTGGGAAACAATTTAGGTGGAGATGGAGCGGCGACTGGGTATCTATTTGAGGCGGAGGTGTTGGGCCGAACCTGGACCGCCTCAGAAGTCTATGCGGATTATCTGTCGTGTCTCGCGAATCGCCCCCTCGAACTCAACCGCGTTTCGTCGATGCTGCCGTTGCTGCGGTCGGGAGGCGCTAATAGTTACACTGAAACGAATACCGATTCATTAACGCTTTCCGATTCCGATTTCGCAATTCGCCGCACTTTTCCATCACTCTCAGATTCGCTCACTCTATCGGCTTCAGGCAGCGGACAACGCGCTACATTTCCATCACTTGCGGATTCACTTACACTCTCCGATCTCTCGTCGGGATTGCGGGGTCTACATGAGTCGGTCTCCGATTCGTTGACAATATCTGATCTTGTTTCCGCGGTACGCGCCACCTTCCCATCGCTCTCCGATTCCTTGACGCTTACTGCAACCTGTGCGGGAATTGTAGGGGCATTATACGCGGAAAGTTTGTCCGACTCCTTAACGATGTCCGATATGGTATCCGCCGTGGCGATTGCGCTACAATTTCCGTTGTTAGATCAGAACGCGGTGTCGCATAATCGCCATCGTCGCAACTGGCAACTTCTCACAAAGTATTATAACTCATTAGGATAGCAGGTGATATATGCCCGGTAATGTTGGTATTGCGGCTTCTCCTACTCCTACAAGCGCCCTTGGCGCGCCGGGAGTCACTCAATTCTCTGGTTCCAATCCCGCGATCCAAGGATATAACGCGGCCCTGACAAACCTCGGCCAAGCTTATAATCTCGCCGGTAACACGACTTCCGGCCAATTGCAAGGCTTGCAACAACAACTCGGCCAGAATCAGGCGAGCGTCACTCAAGGCCTGACGAACGCGGGCCTAGCAAATTCAACCACACTTCCCAATGAACTACAAGCGCCGTTACAAACGTATAATCTTGCGGCAGCCAACGTCCAGAATCAAGGCGCTCTTACTCAAATGGGAGCATTGGAAAATCTGGCGAATATGTCGGCAAACGCAGGTAATGCTATCAATGCCCCTGGTGTCGGCCTGCCAAAGAATCAGGTCAATGAAGGTGTCGCCGGCGCGCTGCCGGGCAGTAATCAAGGTGCTGCGGTCGCCAACTCGACCACTCCGGCTGCGGGTGGTTCGCAAGCCCAGGCTTACCAGCAAGCGTTAATGGGTTTCGCCAATAATCAGGGTATGCTAAATAATGGCGGGAACGAATTCGGCGATTCGTCATTAATCGCCGGGTACGACAGTAACGGCAATCCGTTTGATGCTAACGGTAATCCGATTCAGGGTGCCGATTATAATCAAGATGCGGCGAATAATGGAGATTAGGCGTGGCTCAATCTGATAATTTTGATCTTCGAGGATTCAACCGTCGTAATGAGGGGGAACCGCCGAAGGAAACGCCGGTCGGCGATCTGAGTCACCTGCGTGAGGCAGCGGCACATAACAAAGTGCCACTCATCGCTGCGCGTAAGCCGGCGCCAGACATGGAGGCGGCTCGCGCGTTAGCCCATAAATTGCAAAATGCCTCAAACACTCGGCAAGCCGTTGGGCGCGGCCGGGGAATGGGGACTACTGGAACTTCCCCTCGGCGATCCGGCGCAGCAATCGGCGGAGGCGGTGTGGGGGGCGTATCGCCCATGACCCAATCGTTGATGAAGGCCAAGAGCGTGATGCGGGCCGCAATGCTTGGCAAATACGACTTGGGGGAATTGAAGGATCAAGTCGAGGATTTGCAGAACGATCCCAACATCGACCTCAACACGTTCAAGGGGGTCATGCAGGAGGTTGTGAAGCAAGCGCAGAATACGCCGGCCCATACCGTTCCCGGCGGGTCGGTTGGCATCAGTCGAGGCACCGGGCCAGATCGGATGTCACAAGAAGCATTCGCCGCGGGTGAAGAACGCCAGCAGGCGAACCTCAAACCGGGCGAGACCTTGGAGGCCGAGGGCGCGGGTGCATACAAGGTGAAGTTGCCCGACACCGTGCAGGAGCCGTTGCCGGGGGGTAAGGCGGCGGAACAACCAAAGCCGGCGCCGGAAGCAAAGGAATCCGAATACCAGAAGGCGCAGTATGAATCTGCTAATCAATCGTACCGACAAGCGGAGGAAGATGAAAAACAAGCCAAGTCTAAACTAGAGACGGGTACCGATGCCGAGGGAAATAAGATCGACCCGAACGATACGAACACCCAACAGTGGAAAGATTATCAACATGCAGTACAGGTTGCGGGACAGCGGCAAAACGAGTTCCTAAACATGCAAAAAGGTCTACCGGGCGGCCCAAATGCACAATCTAATGCACCGACTCCCGCCGCGGCGCCCACACCCAATCCGCAGAATCCGTACCCCCAACGAACTATGATGCCTCCTGGGGGTGCGGCACCCCCCCCTGTCGTTCCCGGTCAGGCGCAAGCATCTGCGGCACAACCCGCGCCCGCGCCCGTAGCAGCACCCGGAATTGCAACTCCCCAATCACCGGCCGCGGTTCATCCTGTCACGGGCGCCAAATACCCGGAAGGTTCCGTACTTCATAGTCCGTCCACCGGCAAGATGTTCAAGGTCACGAATGGGCAAATCCTGCCCTACCAGCCGCCGGCTAATCCCTTACCGGCGCCCCCAGGAGCGTAGATATGGCCGATGAACTTCCATCTGATTTGCAGATCACACCCCCAAGCGATTTGCAAGCCGTCGATCCGAATTCAATCTGGCGCCTAAAGGCGCAAGATTTGAACACGAAGATGGGCCTCGATCCGGCCAAGCCGGAACATCAATTGCAGATCGGCGCCAATTATGAGGCTGCCCGTAAACTCTATGGTCCTGCCGGCGAACAGGCCACAGCCCTTCCTAACAAGCAATTGAACCCGGCGGAGGCTGGCGCTGCGGCGGCTTATGGGCCGACTGAGGCTGCGGCTCAGGGCGCCGAGACCGCAGAGTTCGGCGCCCAACATCCTTACGAGAATCGCGCACTTGCAGCTTATCAAGGTTCCGGCATCCCCAGTACCGCGGAGGGTATTGGACGCCTTCTGCCGGGACAGGTGGGCCAAAACGCTTTCCTTGCCAACCAGAACATCATGCAAACGCCAGTGAAGGAGGACATCGGCACCGAGGCTGTTGGCTTCCTGGCCGGCAGCGCACGCTTTGCCAATCCCGTTCTGGCGGCCGCTGCTGGTGGATTAAGCGAGTATGGGCAGGGCGGAACACCTGGACAGGCGATAACCCAAGGTGCCATTGATTCAGCCATCTCGTACGCGCTAGGCGGGAAGGGCAATTCCCTCATAAGTGGCGTGTTAAAACGTGCGCTCTCTGGTGTCATCAGCGATGCGGGAGCCACATTCGGCAGCAAAGTTCTGGCATCCGCGTTTCCCCAGGTGGCAGGCCAAATGACCACTAACATGAATACCGGGCGGCCAATATTGGAGAACGTAGGTAAGGCGCTGGCCCTGGGCGCCGGGGGCGGATTGCTGCATGGCATGGCACCGGAAGGTCAATCTGCACCTGGGGTCGAAAACCAATCCCCTGTGCAGACTGCCCCCGTAGAAACAAAAGCGCCAGAAAACGTGACGCCGACTCCCGCTCCTGCACCGACTCCTGCACCGATGCCGGCTCCCGCGACACCGCCCCAGCAACCATTGCTTGCGAAGCCTACTGCGCTTCCGGACAATCTGAATAGCTTAGATGCTGGGCAGCTTCGTATTCTAGCAAACAAAATGGGTGTCCCCATTGATCGTCGGATTATACAGAACAAGATCGACACACAACAGATGACACCGCGACAAGCGATGGCTCAATACTTGCAAGAGCGGGTAAATCCTACCGCGGCAACTCCTGTGCAATTCCATCAGGAAGCCGGAATAGAAGGCCCAGGCGGAATCGGAACAGTTAGTAAGGGTCCGGTTCCCACACCCAAACTTATCCCTACGAAACGTCCATTGCCCCCAATTCCTGACGAAGTAGTTAACGGCGGCAATCGGCAATTACGCGCGTGGATGCAAGCAAATGGATATCAGGTAAAAGAGGGGTTAGGTAAAAAGCCACTTCTTGCCGACGCGACCGATCAGGCGAACGCCTCGTTAATCCAAGCACGCGATGCCGCTGGACTGCCACAGGGGGAGATGCGACCTGTGCCGGCGCCAGCGGAACAAAAGGTCGAGACTCCTACACAAGTACAGACACCCCAGGCGCGTCGTATCGAGGACGCCAAAACCCCAGAGGAACGGCAAGCCAATGCCGACGCGATAGGACAAGTACAGAATAAATACCTTGCCGCCGGAGGAGTAGAGCGTCGGCAAGCCGCGATCAAAGCAAAGGCGGAACAGGACTCTGCGGTTGCAGAATCAACAAGGGACGCAACATTTGAAACCCCCGAAGGGATGGCGGGTACACCTGTACCCGATAAAGCGACACCAGCGGAACAAAAGGTCGAGACTCCTACACAAGTACAGACACCAGCCGAAGAGGCGAAAGAAGCCGCCAAGCCGCCGGCAGAACGCGCGCCGGAACAAGTGATCGCGGCCGTCACCCGCGCCGTCCCTAAAGAAGATGTGCCAAAAGATACATTCAGCGAATTCACAAAAGAACGACTTAAACAATTATGGTCCAATGAATCTGGTGGATTCGATGTTAAAAAATTCCACGATCAAGTCCACAACGCCGGCTTAAAAACAAAGGACATCATGGGGGGTCTGGCAGTAAAGGCCGGTAATTCCATCGGCGAATTCTTTGGCGGCAATCTTGGACGCAGCACCCATGTTGTCCGTGCAATGGATATTGTAAAACAGGCGGATGATACGAGTAATTTGGGTGGCTTCCGTCGCGCCGCGGCATACAAACCATACATTGACGCGACAAACCAGATGATGCAGTCGGGCCGGGCGAAGGAAGTATACCGACTCATAGATGAGATCGAGGCCCATCAAGCACCATCCGATCCAAAATTCGGTAATCTTCGTGCATTATGGCATGAAGACGGAGTCGCTATCAAACGGAATGCAATTCGTGAAAACATTCCTGGTGCGCAATATTGGAGTGAAGATCAAATGGGTCGGTCTGCCGGTATGATCGACAAGAACGGGAAAAAGCCTTATGAGTTCGGATATAAGGCGCCGGAAGGAAGTGGTCCAGGCGGTTTAGCACCAATTGGGCATGTTATAAAGAGCCGAAGTCTGACAGGTGGGCACGAGGATTTTGTGAACACTATCGCCGCGAAAGGAATGGCGCCAATGCACGAGAATCCCCTCGTGACCGCCATTGCTAAGCGCGTCGATGCGATGAAGTACGTTCATTTCTCCCGCATGGCGAAAGACGCGGTGAGTGCCGGCCTCATTCGCAAACTCGACTTTGGCGACCAGCAGATGCCGAATGAACTAGCGTTACGGGATAAGTTGTTTCAACCTCCACAACGCAAATGGTCGGCAACCAATGAAGGTGGATTACTTGATAAACTGAACGATCAGGATACGCCATTGAAGACTCGACTTGCGTTGTTCCGACAAGGAATGAAGGATGGGTCGGTGCAGGAATTGCCGCCCGCTTCGCCGGATGAATTGCAGGAGCATTATCAAAGCGAAGTCGATTACCCGTACGAGCATGTAACACAAGTCGGCAAAAACAAGGGACAGACAGAGGCACGCGCGAAGACTGAATTTACTGAGCCGGGTACGGGTGAATACCATCCGACCTATGAAGCTGGCCGGATGCCGGAAAAGCACGGATTAGTCGATGATGCCTTGGCACAAGCCGACCGGCCGCGGTACGTCGCCGATAAAGCGGTAGCGAACATCTTCAATAAGGGCATGGAACCGTCGCCGGTCGATCCGCAAAATCCGTTTTTTAAGTCAATTGATTGGGTTAATCGTAGAATAATTGAAGCGAAGTTATCCCTACAGGGCGCCCATTACATGAACTTTTCCCAATCGGAATCCGGCCTGCGATTGGGACGGGCCATCCAAAGTCTGACGCACGGACAATTGATGGAAACTGCCAAAGCGCTTCGACAGGCAATTCCAGGAACCGGATTGGCGGAAGCGGTGCATGAAGGCACCGCGGCAAAAGAGGCATTTAGTAACTCCAATACCCCGATGGAACCGCGGGTCCAACTAGCCAAGAAGACTGGCGGCATTCCTGAGACCCCGGATATATTCAAAGGACAGGCGGAGCAAACCAATTTCAAGAATCCGGCGTCGATCATGCGCGCCGCCAAACGGATGTTGTTTGAGAAGGTCGGCGAGAATGCCCGACGCGGCGCTCAATTCATGGGCCTGCAAGACGTACTAAATGATGCGAGTCGGAAAGGATTAAGCCTCACCGACCCGAAGGTACAAGCCAAGGCAAAAAAGGTTGTAGAAGCCGTCAACTATTCATTTAGTAACCTGAAAGACAGTCGTGAATTCCAGAGTAAAGCTGTGCAACTAGCGATGCGGGTAACCTTGGCATTTCCGCACTGGACTACCAACCCATTCAAATTGATCGGTCGAGCCGCGGGGGACGTACCGGAATTGTTTAAGACAACCAACCTCTCGCCAGCACAGCAGGCTGTTGCCGGGCATTTACTTGCCGCGGCCTTGGCGGGTGGGGTAGTGAACACGGTATCGACTGGTAAATTACCCCAGAGCGCCGAGGACTTCTTCCACCCTCATGTGTTCGGCTTGGGACGCTGGACGCTTCCGGCTGGACCGATGGCGCCGGTCATCGCATTAGCTTATGCCGGTGGGGATGTGGTAAAATGGACGGAGGATCGGTTTGCGCCGGTTCCGTCAATGGCCCGACAATATTACGAGGGCCGTGACTTCCAGGATCAAAAGACGCGGGGTAAGAGTCTATTTGAACCAAATGAGGGAACCGCCAAGATGGCGGCGAAGGAAGTGCTGCCGACCGCGATTCAACCGACCCTCGGGTTGACTCCGCCGGAGCCACCAGAGCAACAGGCGCTAGAAGCGGTCGGGTTCAACAAGCGGCACGTGCCGAAAAAGAGATAATCATGAGCGATATGGAATTGACACTTGCGGACGCGGAGCGAATAAAGACCGTCATCGTGGAACCATTGATTCAAAAAGTTGGCGAACATTTTGACCCCATTGTGAAAGCCGTGATGGATGATCTCAAAGATGTCAAGTCTCGCGTCGGCGCTCTTGAATCCCACGAGAAGCGAGCGCTGATCGGATGGAGTGTATACGCTTCCGCCGCCGCACTGGCGCTATCTTATCTCTGGTCCTGGGTCAAATCGAAAGCCCGGTCGGTGATTGGATAGGCCGGCATTGCTCCCAATAGAGGATCATCGGATCGCCATCCGGGGTCCAGCGCTCAATCAGATTATAAAGCACAGCATCAGGAGCGATGCGCCATTCGCCTTCTCGATGCCACAACACTAGCTCATGCTTCGTTTGGGCTAAGTTGTATGCTTGTAGAGCCAACCGCAGCCGATCTCTCCCCATCCGCTGGCGTAAATCAACTTGATCCTTGTCGCTGTCGATTATCATGTCCACCCCCCATTGGATTGCTATAACTGAATCCTTCTATAGATGCGCGACCGGCGACAAGCGCTTCAATTTCTGCTATTGCTTTCTCTCGATTTATTTCATTCTGTCGTGCATCCAAAGTATGTTCGTAAGTCGATGCGACAAACACGGTGTCGAATCCCGCTGGCGCCGCCGGGGTTGCAGCGGCATGAATTGGTTTATCCAATCTTGCATACACATATATAATGGGGTTCTTGTTCATGCCAGTCCTCCCATCCGCAAAACAAACTCATCCACCCAATTAGTATAAGTCACACGCACCATAGTATGCGGTCCGCCAAGCGCCACTACCTGGGCGATCCGCAGTTTGACATTATTCCGGCCAACGCTCACCCAATTGTACGCTGATTGCCGGCTGATATCCTTGCCGAATCGTTCCTTGACATAATCCGGGACGGCGGCTAGTAGGAGCCTTCGGGGTGGACCTGACATCGCAACGCCCTCCTGTATTCCGTGTCGTCGCCGTTCATAATACCCGGCCGGCCGGTCACGCAGCCGGTATAAGTGTCGGGAATTTCATCGACTTGCCGGCATATATACTCTTGATTGTCGGCATCCATTCCGACCGCGAGAATCCAAACCCGCCCGTACTGGGATGTCACCTTGATGATCCAGCCCGGCAATCCAGCGACGGCGGGATCGTGCGCCCCTAGCACAAGGGCGCCCTCCATGTCTTTCAACGCGGTAGCGCATGCCGCGGAGGGCGCCCTTCTGGCAGCGAAGTCAATCAATTCTTCGCGGGTTCGGATCGGCCGCATCACTTCACCGGGGGATGGTTGTTGGGGGCCACGGTCGGAGCCGCGGTAGTTTTCGCCGGCACGATCAATGCCTCCGTGTCCGTAATCGCCAGGGCCACATTGCCCTTGGCGACGATCAATTCATACACTGCCAGCGCGAGCGCCAGCACCCCTAATCCCGCCAGGATGTAGGGGAAGAACGGCACCGCAATCTCACCGGCCAGGGAGCCGACCGCCAGGGCGCCGGCCACGGGAACCGCGATCTTTGACACCAAAGACAACGGTGTAAACATTAACCCGATACTGACCAGCAAGGCAATGAAGGACACAATGAAGATCACACGCAATGACGCGCGCGTGTCCTTCACCACGACATCCGAAGCATCAATTGGATGTGAGGTCGGCGAGGCGGCACCCTTTGCGTCGGCCATTGTGCCGGCATCCTGGGCTTTCCCGGCGGCAATCGCCGCCTGATTGTGTCCGGACTGAATGGTCTGCTGGGTCGCCTTGGGGAGTGATGAGCAGGCTGCCAGCAGCGAAACAAAAACGAGTAGAGCGTAACGCATTAAACTACCTGCCTTTCGTCTTTTTGCCGAATCGGGAGCGATGATATTTCTCACCGTCACCTATCGGCGTCACTTCTAAGATCGGGATTCCATCCAGCACGACTGCCGCGCTAACGATGCTCCTAATCTGTTGATTCCAACCGTAAGCAAACGCAATAGCCTTGTCGTCAATGCCGCAACCTGTGTCCATACCAAAGATACGGCGCCGAGGATTGGCCCTCCATTTGATGCCCGACGCGGAGTGTATATGCCCCTGCACTACACTCATCAGTTGCTTGCACATCGACGTAAACGCGGGATGCACTCCGCCCGTTCCCGTGCCGTGAAAGTAGTATACATCATCGGCAATGAAGGAACGATCCCAGGTCCAGCCAGGAGTTTCCCACATTTCCGAGTACGTCTTGAGAAAATCCTCCGGGATATTAACCGTACCGGCAAGTCGGACCACACGCTCATCATGGTTCCCGATACAGACTTTGGCCTTCGGGAACGCCTTATACCACTCTTGAACCCGTTCCTTCGTCCGCGTATACTCGTCTTTTGGGCCGGGCGCATCGGGGTTCCTGGGGTGGAATGAGATTGCGTGCCAGTCAACAACATCACCGATGAAGATCACATTGTCACATTTGTGGCGCGAATATAGATCACGGCAAAACGGCAAGTAGCCGGGATGCGTCCAGGGATTATGTAGATCGCCGATGATGAGATTACGCATGGGTTAACGTCCTATTATGCGATACGCAGCCGCCCGTTCATCAGGATCACTAATGCGCATTTCCATCGCGCCATCGTCATCAGTCCATATACTGATAATCTTCAACCCCAACCATCGCGCCAGGAAGAATTCCGCGGTAGCGCCGTCGCTGCACTCCCAACCTGGGAGCAACGCGATAGTACCGCACTTCTCAATGATTGCTTTCGTATCGCGGGCGGCAAACTTTGTCTGATCCTTAGCATCATCAGGATCAGCCCGATCCATATCGGCCGGTGATATCACATTCCAGCCCCTCTCTGTCAGGCAATCACGAGCTTTGTCAAAGGCCGGAAAATTGAAGTCGGGGAGGCCGCGCATTGGGCCGGCGAGGTATACGGTGTCCTCCTTCTGCGGGGTGGAATCGGCGAAGAATTCAGAAATCCTGTACATCCATTGCCCATATGTGTAATCGCTAAGATTCACATCATACCAAGTCTCGTGACGCTGGATTACTTTAAGTCGCATTCCCGCAAATGGGCCGCGGTACATGTAGGCGTTTTGAGGGAGCGGCTTGATGGGTTCCGCATCGCAAGTATTGCCACAGGTAGTGGACGCCGCCTTCACCCCCCACGACGCCGCATTTACCAGTGCATTGAGGTAGGCATGAGCATCGCCATACAACGGCAGATCATTCAAGTTCGCCGGCAAGGTGCCACCCTTGATTGCCTCTTCATAGTGCAGGAGTGCCTCCACGTTCCACGCGAGTTGGGCGAGATGGTCCTCGCCCTTATCGCCAAGCTGGTAGGCGTGCAGGTGCCGTAGTGCCGACGCGAGGACGCGGGTAAAAGGCATACCCTTCTCCCAATTACGATCCCCATAGCGCTTGGCGCCGTCGGTGAACACTTTGGCGATCCGCTTCGCCGCCAAGGGGGACATCAGATCATATCGCAACTTGTCGCCCTGTTGATCCCGTTGGGCGCCGGTAGTGAAGGTCTCGTTTGGCATGATTAGTTCTCCGGTTTAATAAGAAGTTGACGCTCATATTCTGCCGCTTTATGCGCCCTAACCCCGGCGGATGCCGCACTGGCCAGTATTTGAACCTGATCGTCTATATGACGTTCCATCGGTCGTGTTACTACATTGTCGATCAGGCGAATGCACATAGCCGCGGTCTGGATCAACTCATTTCTGATCCGATGAAGATCGGGGGTTTTCTTCTTTATCTCATCCCAAACCTCATCGAGTTCTTCAAGGATTACCGCATATCCCTCATGCAAAGAGTTCATAGGAGGGTGCTTTTCTTCGGCGCGATTTACCTCGGCCGCGCACTGATAGGAAATAAGAACAAGATTTCGACTAATTTCATTCATCGTTCTGGTCTCCCAAGAAATTGTTTTGCCACTTTGGATCGCAGCCGCAGTCCCTCAAAATACTTCGTAATCCGACCCGCTGATTCCTCGGTAATGACCGTCGTGTACGGTGCTGCAAATCGCACACCCTCAAAAAATCGCGGGCTGGGCATGGGTGATATGCGTCGCTCCTCGGACCACTTAACCCAACAATCAAATAGCTCAACCTGACTCTCACGTTCCTCCGGGTCTGGCCGGCAGCATTCTTCAAGGAAGCCGGCGATTGGAGAAGTATACACTCTCCATTCATCTAAAGCAAGTCGGCTGGTACGAGGGGTTGTAAATTTTTTCGTGTGGCGTATTCGCTTCAAGCCGGTTAGGGACCAGATGATGATCCCCGGAATCTCATCACGCAGGGAGTCACGAAGCGTCGTGTCTGGGTTATCTTTAAACGAACGGGTGAAGTCGATGATGTTGAGTCGCCGAGCCATAGCCCCGGCGTAGTCTGGCACGTCGATGAACCTATTTGCCGCCATCGTTATCCGGCAGTATAAATCGTGGAGGGGGATTTGCGCGACGTTTTTACGGTTGATTGTGACACTATCCTCTCCGGTAAGGCCCAGGAGAACTTCAAGCCCGCGGTTTGCGTCGGCACCCTTGGGGGTCTGCACGTCGCCCAGGACGCAGATGAGTTTATTAACCAGGGGCGCGAGACCGAATGGGCCGGCCAATCCGTCAAAGGTGGCGACGGCACTCTGATCGTCGCCGATCATCCATCGCAGTACCGCCAGGATCGTGCCTTTGCCGGCGCTCGGAGGGCCGCGGAAGAACATCATTTTTTGCAGGCTCGTATCCGGCACCAGACAGTAACCAAACCATTCCTGCAAGAGCGCCACTTTGTCTGGATCATCGCCAAGAGTTGAATTAAGAAACCATTCCCATTTGGGGGCTTTAGCGGTGGAGTCGAATAGATGAGGGAGCGACGACACAGTAAAGAAGTCTGGTGTCGGTTCCGCAAAACTAACTGATTCGATGACGCCGGCGAGAAACTTACGGGCATTCAACACCCCATTTTTGAAGACAATTAAATCCTTAATACTGTCACCATTGGTGTTATTGATCCACACGGGCAGCACCTTCTCTGGCACCAGGGTTTCGGAAATAGCAGCCTCGGCCACGTCCCCTCGGAGGCTGGGCTTCATCTTGAGAGGAATGAAGTTCTCGCCCTTGCCTGTCGGCACCGCCACGAGCTTGCCGTAGGCCCATTGATACATCGGCGCGAGGAATCGTTCGTTATCGAGGCGTTCGTAGCAGGTGCCGTTGTAAATATACCACTCACCGCCCCAACGACGTAACGTAAGCCGGCCACCCAGCCGGTGCAAATCCGCGAGGAATCGTCGCGCAATAGTTGTCGGCATATCGTCAGGCAAAACCGCATTGTCGATTTGATCCATGCCCTTCGCGGCGACGTATTCAAGGAATTGTGCCTTAGTAAGTCTGTGCTTGGCCCGCCATGCCCGAAGGTCTTTGATGTTAGGTGGGGGCATGACCATGCGAACACCCTTGGCGGCGCGCTTAATGCCGTCAAAAGTTGCATACATCCCCTCCCGGCCGGGACATTTTCCATCCTTCTTCTGGTCGTTCTCCCCCACGATGATGCACTGCCGGCCCCGTATCAGGTCGGGGAGCAGCTGGATACCGCCTTGGGCGCTGGGCCTACCGACCGCGACAAAGCCCATATCCATCGCCGCGGCTACATCGCTGGCGCCTTCCACAATGAGGACGCTGCCTTCGGATGGGGGAAGCGGGGAAGCGGTCTGGTCGGCAGTGTCTTGGCCGTCAAGATGATGCAAGTAGCCGTTCAGCATGGGCCGGCTCGCGCCCTCTTTCACTCTGACACAGATTGCCGCGGCCGGAAGGCCGCAGTCAGGGGTGGATATCAGACATCCTTTTCCTTGATTGCAGATGGGGCAGATGTGATCGCTGTCGGCTCTAACCCAGTTTTGGGGTCCGGGGTCATAGTTGGTGTTGACTCCCTGACGATGCTCCGGATTGACTTCGTAAAATAGACCCAGCTTTGAACCAGGATACATGCACTTAAAATCATCACGGCCCCTAAGACTGATGCCAGTGATGAAACCATCTGCATCGCGTTGAGGAAGGCAAAAAAATCCATCGTAATTTGGCCCCTTACTAAGTTCAACAATTGGAACATATCCAAGGCCAAGTCGGTCCAAGGAAGCGACGGATACATTGAGCCGATTAGCTAAATGCTCGGCGATTCCCCAAACTGCATTGCCGCGGAACTTGTCGGATAACTTTGCAAAGTCAATTGCCATTGGTGTAGTGTGGCGAACGGGCCTTGAACCCGCATCTCCGGCTTTAATCGGCTGGTGACTTATCCTTAGCCCATCACCACTTGCTTCCTATATTTTATGAGGAGGAAGCATAGCGCCTGCAAATGCCGCCACGAGGTTAGGCCGTAATCGCCAAATCCTTGAACGTGATGGCGACGACCTTAGCCCAATCAGCCGGTGTCAGCGCCGCCTCATCTCGGTCGCCGGCAACCTCGCCGCGGGACGACAGCCACGCATCGGCGAATTCCGCGTCAGTCGTGGTATCCGGCTTCTTGGGGGCCGCGTATTCCCAGGCCGCAGCCTCGGTGGCAAACTCAGTAGGGGGAGCGGCTGGTGCCGGCGGGGTTGCAGCGGCGGCAACCGCCGCCGCAGCCTTATTCTTCGGCGGACGCCCAGGCCTGGCTTGCGGCGGAGCGGCGGCCGCCGGGGCGGCGGATGCCGCCACCGGGGCCGCAGGCACAGGAGGCGCCTTGACAGGCGCCGAAGCGCCGACCGCCTTCGGAGGAGCGCCGAATTTCAGCTTGCTGTTGAGTGCCTTGATAGCTGGCGCGTCCAGGCTCTTGATCTGGCGTTCGGGATTGGCGTCGGGGGCATCAATCCAATTCAGACGGAGAGTCGTCTTTTCGTTGTATGTATGCTCCTCGATACGACCAAGAATTCGCTTGCCGATGAATGTGCCATCCGCGAACGGATCAAAAGATGAGCCGTCCCAGCCAACCGCGACCTGGGCCTGCTTGGCGTTCAGGAGGGCGGTATTGGCATCGTAATTGTCGGCGGAATTGAACAGACAGAGGTAGCCGATGCCTTGTTGTTCCTGATCCCAATCAACCCAGGCCGGGGCATCCAGTTGGTAATGCGTCAAGAGGTCAGGGGAGTTTGCCCAGAACTTGAGTGCCTTAACACTCAGAATCCATTGAGGATATCCCTTGACCGTGGTTCCGAACCCGGAGCCGACGATCTCAAAGATGTAGCTACCGACGCGATCAATCTCAGCCATGTTGTTCTCCTAGTAATTGTTTCAGTTCACGCCCGTAGAAATAGTTAGACGATGATGCCCAGGATGGAGGTTTGCTCGAAAATCTTGTAACGCGCAAAATCCTCCCGATACTCGACGCCAAGATCGGATACGGCAAACCGACCGCCGCCAACGGGCCGGCCCTCTTTGTGCTTGACCAGCACGGTTTGACCGACTCTAAGATCGAAGGTCTCACTACGGGCGCCAGCCGCGGACACATTGCCGGGACCGATGGCGACGACCTTTGCATGGGTATACATGTCGTGGTTGTTGGGGATGATGACCTTGCCGACCACATCCTCTTGCTTCTCAATCAACTCGACGACGACCAGGGTGTTACGCGGTTGAAGCATTATGCCTCCGGTATATTGCCATTGAAGATCATGTCCCAGAGCGAATCATTGTCTGGGGCATCGAAACTGATGAGGGGTGGCAGATGCTTGCCATTGATGGGCCGGCTCTTGGCGAGGTAGTAAACCTCCGGCTGGGTATAGATGATCCGATCTGTCGAGCCGGACGCCTTGCCACGCTTCGCGTCCCTGCTCGCCGTCGCCACCGACACATCTTCATGCCCCAGGCGGAACACGTGGTCAGCCCACTCGACAACTTCTGTACGAACGGGGTAGGCTTTGGCGTTAGAGAACTTCGGCCCATCTTCCAAGTAGTCCAAGCCCGCAAGATTGCTCACCGTCGCCTGTGCAAGCTGTGCCAGAATGATGATATTGACGCCGGTAGATTTGAGACGGTCCAAGTCGCCAAAAAGCAGCCGCATAGCATCCAGCAGGTGCTTGTATCCTTTGCCGTACCCGTAGTCCTCAATGTTCTTGCACTTCGGGCATGACGCCGGGCCGGGTACGTTCTCAAAGACGTATCGTTCGGCAATTGCCTCTAGCTTCGTGCCGGTGTCGATTACACACGTTGATCCGGCCGGCCAGAGAGTCGGATTATGCAAGGCATCCCGGACATCCTGAAAGGTGAGCGCGAGCTTGTCCTGCCGCTTCAAGCCTATTAGCTTGGCGCCGGTCTTCGGATGGAGAATGTCCTTACTACCGTCGTCCAGAGGGATGAAGCGGGCGCCGGGTGCCATGCTGGCCAACGTGGTCTTGCCCCCACCCGACTTACCATACAAAACGATGGTCTTGCCGATGCCAGTAGTATCCACCGCATCCATCGTAAATGCAGCCGGGGTGTGGCCGGCCGCTGGTGGGGGAGGTGGTTTACTGATTCCTGCGGGCATCGGGGGCTTTCGAGCCGGGGGTGGGGGCATTGTTCAACTCCTAATAAATGCGATTATGCTGGAATCAAACCAGCGAGGCTGTATGGTTACGCGAGCGCCTTTGTGAAATAATGCCTTCGGCTCACTCTTTCACCGTGTCCCACCGGGGTACTTCACTCAGGCTTAACCCGGTTCAAGGTTTCCCACTTGATTATAATCGCATGGTTAGTATACCCTACAATTCATCGTCGGTCAAATCATCCTCATCAGATAACATGGCCGAGCCTGCCTCCAAGCGCCGGGCAAAGCCAGGATCATCCCCCGGTTGCGGCTCCTGGGAGCGTTGCTCCGCAGCCTGGGATTCGTCATCATCAAGTTCCGCTTGTGTCTCTCGATCCATTATTCAATCTCCCGACCGTTAACGGTGACATCAACGTGATGTCGTCTAAAACCAGTAGGCACGGTCTTGCCATCACATACTACCTCAGAACCACCACCATAGCAAATGGGAATAAATGGGCAAGGGAAAGTCGCCCGACATTGCTGTTCATTCTCAAACCAGCAGCCCGACCGCTCAAACGTCTTCTGTGCCTGATAGACAGCGAACAATTGATGCTTGAACGCCTCAAGTTCCGCCTCCGTGCGAACGATTTCGCGCCGCTGGTAATAGAAGTCGGGACGAACTTGGATGTCTTGCAGAAGCCGGGCGCCAAACATGGCCGGGGTCTCCCGGAATGCGTAACCGCGTTTGCCCATTTCAATTGTCACCGGCTCGCCGTCCACAGTCGCCGCGATCTCGCCGCTGCCGACCTTCTCCACGCAAGTTACTGTGAACTTACGACCGCAGTACATATCGGTCTTGATGAATTCCGCGGTCTCAGCCTGGGTGATGGAGGAGGGCTTGATAGTCGGCTTATGCCAGACATCGAAGAGGGTATTGCCAATCCGCGGCATTGCCTCTCCCTCTTTCAAGGGTAGCGGTGCCAGATGGGAGAATCCGCCGGCCGCATGGATGTCCTTGAACGCCAGCGCATACATGGATACTTGCGTATCCTTCTTGGCCTTATCCCAGTAATCCGAGTCGGATGTAATCGAGCGGGATGTTGATTTACGCTCAAGATTGCAGACGGCGCCCTGCCATCGAACAATGTGGTCGATCTTGCCGACGCGAACTACGTCGGAGGTCGGCAAAGGTAGGTTGACCTTTGGCGACATGAGGGGAAGTTCAAACGGGATTTCGCTGGCCAGGATTTCAACCGGATCGTTAGTCCATCGCCACAAATAACCGATGAAGGATTGAAAGAGAACCTCGCGCTCGACCTCCCAATCGAAGGGAGTGACGCTGATGGGGGGAGTGCGATAAGCATCGTTCAGATGTGTGATAACCGCGTCAATCTTTGCCGCCTCATCACCCTTTACCGCGCCGGCAAGTTCATGGAGCTTGTGCCAATTCGTACCCATCCGTTGAGATTCGGTATCCTTGTCGGGTTTCAGTCCCTCAATGAAACCGAGCCGGAATTTGACCGGGCACGTCTTGAACGCCGCGATGCTGGTGGCGGATAATCGGTATTGTTGGCTCATTTTGGCTCCAATACTACCGATTCATCGCTCGCATCGTATTTTATCGCAGGGGTTTTGCATTCTATGCAGGTGTCGGTGGCGTCACAATACCAAATCTCTCTTGCGACATAGACCCGTGTTTCCGGCGGCAAATTCTGTAATTGTACAATCAATTCGCTGACGGTCATATTCAAATCCTCGGTAAGTTCCGACCACCCGGACGCCCCCGTGGGCCAGATGTAAGGACAGCTTTCATCGCCGCCAAACTACCATGCTCCAAGGGTTGGATCGGCTCATACTGCCGCATAATGTACACCGCAATCAGCAAAGCGTCAAGCCGGCCGTCAAGAATTCCGCCCTTCGGCCCATAGATAAGATCATGCTCCGGGTAGTCCAGCCCGCGCCACGCTTCCTGAGCGCCGACGCTACATGGGTCTTTTTCCTTGCCTTGAATATTGTAATGGTTCTTCCAGGATTGCGGAGAGACCCTTTGCCAAGGAATGCCAGTCACGGTTAATCCCATCGCCAGGGCGCCAGTTTGCAGACCGAAACGATAGGCGCGTTCCGGCTCATTATCCGGCCGAGTCGTGTTCCATTCCAGGCCGGCAACCGATTCTCCTTTAACCCCATTGCAAAGTATAATGTTATACAGCATGGGAAAATCAAGTTCTGTCCGCTTACTCCCTTTCACTAGCGGCATATCCCAGCACCACGCATTATGGGTGCTGACCGCGGCAATGGCGCCGGTAAATCCGGGATCAATGCCTATGTAAGTTTTCATGGTTGCCACGCAAATTTATGATGCGGCCAAAATGAAACCCACATATCCCATTCCCACTCGCCAGGAGATGCGGGTAGAAGACAAAAGCTCGCCTTCACCCCAAACCCAAAATCGTAGACGGTCTCGATAACAGAACCCCAGGCATGGCGCAAGCGCATCATGGCGTCAAAGTCGATAGGTCCGCCATACCGCGGTTGGGTGAGATTGTGCAATCGTTGTAGCTCTCTCATTTACAGTACCTCTCTGCGATCTGCCCTTTCGCTGCCAGAGGGATGCCCGGCGCCCATGCCGGTTCGCGGCTTAACTCCTCGATGCTCGCCGCGAGCGCTTTGTCGGCGTCGGCAATCGGGACGTGAAGCACACATTCGTCGTAATTGTGGAGAACGGTATGATAGCCTCTCCGTTCCAATCGTAGAATTGCCTCCACCAGAATATCTCGGCAGAACCCTTGTACAATGTTCTCCACTAGCGAACCACCCCACGAGAATTCCCAGACTTGCTTCATGTTGTTGAAGATGGATATGCGGTCAGCGCCCCGGCCGAATTTATTGGCGGCGAGTCGGACCGAATCATAATGAAGCCGGCGCCCATTCGGGAGGTGGATCGAGACGCCATCATTGCCGCGAGGGATGAAAGCCAATCCGCGGGGTAGCTCGCAAGCTCGACGGTATCGGGCAGTATATACAAAAGCTCTCTCAACGTCCCCCCATAACTTAACAATTGCTTTGTTCTCATTGCGATAAGTAGAAACGAGTTGTTCGGCAAGCGGCAAGTCGATTGCGCCATCAGCATATCCGACCGCTTTTTCGGCACCCATTCCGTAACCGCATCCAAGAATGCCCACTTTTCCAACGCTGTCCCTAGCCCACCCCATGCGTTGTTCAATAACTGGGATGCTTCCATTCTTATTCGGTGTGCGCACGCGGTATCCAAGCACCTTTTCAGCGAATCCACAGTAAATCTCCTCTCCGTTTTTGAACTTCGTAATAAGATCGTCTTGACCGGCGATCCAGGCCAGCCCGCGAGCTTCAATGGCCGAAGCATCGGTAATCACCAGGGTCTTATCCACATCGGGGATCAGCACGCCACGGACCGCCGTAATGAGCGGGTGGGCTTTACTGCCAAGATTGGCAAGATTGATCTTCTCCGTGCCACCCGACCGGCCGGTATGGGCCGCGTAGTATCGCAACGGCACGGGGAGTTTATCGCCGCCGGCCTTGCATTGTGCGGCAATCTTCTCTATCCGCTTGATATGGCCGGGCCAGGAATCACAGGCGATCCGGCCGGCCATCAGCCCCCGCACCCGATCCGACTTATGATTCTCCAATAATTCCCGCTCAGGATCATCAGCGGCGATGGCGAGCAAATAACCCTTCTTACCGGGCTTATAATACCGAGCGGGAATATCTCCCGCCTCCTCCAACGCCTTGCAAAGCTCACCCCCAAAAACAATGTCGCCGCGTAGTTCCTCCGCCGTCATTCCCTCTGGAATTGCGGCATTCATCGCGGCCCGCATCTGTTCTTTAAGGCTGTCGCCAAGGGGATAATCAACGCGAAGCTCCGGCTTAGTGAATATCTCCAATGAATGTTGCATCCATTGAAGTTCAACAGCGGGGTTTGTCAGTTGGGGGAGGAGAATTGTGAAGCCCTCCCATTCCCGCAGACAGTCATTCCGGCCGTATTCACATAGGGCGGCAGTCTGCTCCCCTGTCGCCAAGGGCCGACGCCGGGGCATTTGGAGCTTGCTGCGTACCCGTTTTGCCGGCGTATACCGCTCGCGGAACGTCATCCCGGAGAATTGCGAGGTATCGCCTTTGTCCTCCAAGCCCAGATATTTGCAAATGTGGGCGAGGTCATTCTTCCGGCGGGCATTCTGGTGTCGGCTCAAGCCCAGGAGATCAATAACATGGGGCGGGTAAAGACTGAAATGGCGAGCCAGGATTGTCGCGTCGAATGAGGCATTCTGAATCAGGACTGTGCATCCTTCAAAATGCCGGCCATATTGCCCTCGCAACCAATCAATCCGTTCTGCCACCGCTTGCAAGCCAAATGCAAAATGGGTATTGGTGCGATGATCGTCAAACGGCTGTCGGATCAGGGTGAATCCGCAACCGAGTATCTCGAATCGCTTGTCTGTGACGTATTCAATCGTGGACAATGCACCCGCCTTGTCACCCATGCAATAATCAGGATCGAAGTAGGTTTCAAAGTCTATGACAACAACCGGCAGGGGATAGCCGCACTTCGCCAGGACAGCCCGCCAGCCCGGCACTTGTGGACCAGCCAGGGGCATTGGATACCCGAAGCCGGTATAATGCTCAATGGCCGGCTCATCCCAGAAATGAGCCATGCGGAATGGTGGAGGGGGAGGCGGGAGAAGCATCAATCCACCTTGAGATCGTCATCCGGGGCTAAGGCAATGAGACCGTCGCCAACGCGATGATTGCGGTCGAATTTGGTTTCCCCTACCTGATTGAAGTCTTCCGACTCCAATAACGTACAGAGACGCCACCCGCGCCGGTCATTACCCGTGCGGGGATGCTGGGCCGGCCCGCTATGCCGAATAGATTCCAATAATTCAACCCGCTTCTCCAAGCGGGCATGGACGCCAGCGGGAACATCATCCAGATAGAGTTTGTAGTAATCCAAGATAGCGGCACCAACGTGATAGCACAGGACATCCGACCAGCGGCCCGCCAAGGCCGCCGCATCGTCATGCGTCGGATGCTGCCGAACCGTAATAGGGAAATCGCCAGGGCCGGCCCTAACCTGCGATGGCGACACATACCGCACATAAGAAGTCAAGAGACCTTTAGTGTGGGTGTCGATATCGGAACGCAAGGCAATACCCGTGATGGCGTCGATGATGCGTGTACGGTAGGTGGAGGGAGACGGGTGGCTATCGCTGTCAGGCAATCGGAAGCCTCGCGGCGGAGGACTTCCGCCAAGGCGGGCATCATCTGTCTCAAGTGGGGAGGCAGGGTAGTTTGACGGTTCAGCCATGTGTAAATCTCCACGCAAAGACCGAGAGCGTTTACACGCAATGGTCCGGGTTTATCGGTCGTGAATCGCGGGTCGAACCTATCGGCGGCGAATTGGCCGTCGAATTCTTTAGCTTGTTCTAGTTGCAAAGCGGTGGCCAGGATTTGCACCTAGCATCGGTCTAAATACCGTCACCGCGTAAAAAGCCCCGGTTCGAGCTCTTCTAGATGCTCCCTTTGGTAAAGGGACTCTCTCGAACCGGAGCAGAGGACATTAGTATACACCAACAATCATCCTTCGTCAACTGCTTTATGAGCAATTGCAATAAAGTCTAGGGTCTTACTCGCCGCCACCTCCGCCGCCGCCCTCGCCGCCGCCGCCGTCTCCGCCTCCGCCTCCGCCGCCTCCGCCGCCGCCGTCGCCGCATACGCCTCCGCCGCCTCCGCCACCGAAGCCGAAGCCGCCGCCGCATACCCCGCCCTCGCCGCCGCCGCCCTCGCCACCGAAGCCGCATACCCCGCCCTCGCCGAAGCCGCCGCCGCCGCCCTCGCCTCCCTCGCCGCCTCCGCCGCCTCCGCCGCCTCCGCATACGCCGCCGCCGCCGCATACCCCATCCTTGCCACCGAAGCCGCCCTCGCCGCCTCCGCCGCCTCCGCATACGCCGCCCTCGCCGCATACGCCACCGCCGCATACCCCATCCTCGCCACCGCCTCCGCCGCCTCCGCATACGCCGCCGCCGCATACCCCGCCCTCGCCGCCTCCGCCGCCCTCGCCGCCGCCTCCGCCTCCGCCGCCTCCGCCGCCCCGG